AACTCACGACGTGAGATTTTCAGTTTGAAGGTTGTACCATCAATACCTTTAGTAGCATTAAGTGGTTCAACATCTTCAACAATGTAAGGAAGATCTTGTACAACTGGGGTCTGCCACTTGTACTCACCTCTAGCATTGTCTACATTAATTACATTCTTTCCACCGAAGCTAGACATCTGATAAAGTGGCATTTCGACCTTTTGAGCCATTGCCCACAAATCCACTGGACCCATGTCCATTGGCTCTGCATTCTTCAGCATGTTAACCAAGTGGTAAGAATCTACGTGTGAACTAGCTGCGTAGTTGGTATCCCGTAGAAATATACCATTGTTTAAAACTGGAGTTGACATTTAATTATGATTTAAAAATTAAGGGTTAAATTATCTCTTAAAAAAGTTATTATTTCTCTTTATTGTTCTTTGTTTTACTTCTTCTTTTTCTACTATAGGTGAGCTGACTGACCTTCTTGCTTCTTCTGTCTTAAGCATTCTAGCCGTTTTCTCAACAGTTTCTTTTTGTCCTTGTTCTCTAATCTTAGTTTTATAAGATTGAGGATCTGCCAGTAACCAAAGTGCTTCGGCAATTAAACCGTGATTTGGTTCGATATACTGATATTTCTCAAGAAGATGTCCCAACAAGTTAGTAGGCCTTCCGCTAACACTTGGGTAGTTAGGCTGAACTAATCCCGTATACAAAAGTTCTTGTGTTCTACGGTCTAGCTTAATACCATTCACATCACCGGGAGCTAATGTATTATATACATTTTCCATATAAGCTTGAGCTTGAGCCTGCTGTCTACGTTTCATTTCTTCCTGTTGTGCCAACTTCTGTTGTACAACTCTGGCCTGCATAGCATCCAACTTTGGCTTAAACTTATTAGCCTTAGCTTCAAGGTCACCCCTATCTTTCCAACTTTCAATCTCCTCTTGTATTTCCTCGGGAGTACCAAAGTTTGTAGCAGAAAGATATTCTCTTACAATTCTTTCCTGATGATTAGGTTCTGCAGGATCTAGTTCAAATGTTTCTTCTACGTGAGAAAGAACTTTAAACAGACCTTTAAGATCTTGGCCACCATCTGCTACATATTTAGCAGCTACTTGAAGCTCTTCAGGAAGTGACTCAAAAAACTCAGCAGGAGTAGATTGTCTGATGGTATTCTCTCTTTCTTCAAAGTTAGCTTCTAATAGCTCCTCAAAGTCATTTAGAGTATAATCCTCAATCGGCTTATCATCATCAAATGGAACAATTTTGCCAGCGTCAATAAGTTTTTTCACTAGCTCTACTGTACCATCTTTAGCAATCTTAGCTCTTCCTGGAGTTTTCTTAGGTTCATCATCTGCCTCTATTCCTAAAGAGGCATCCTCTGGATCCACATCTTTTAGAACATCTTCAAATGCTCCTGGTTTATCAGTACTATTTGAATCATTATCTGATTCATCTGGCTTGTCAAGGAACGTGGTGTCTACATTTCCTTTTGAAAATACGCTAGGCTTCTTATCTTCTGGAAGCATAATACTTTCTGCTCCCGGAGTACCTAGAATATTATCTAAGTCAATATCAACTTGTTCAATAGTCGTTGTCTCTTGTGTTGTTTCGTTACTCATATTTTGTTGGTTTTATATAATGCTACACTAGTAATATACACAAAAGTATGATTTTAAACTTTAAAAATTTTTTGCCTTTAGTAAATAAAGTGCATCTTATAGCTACTTATTAGGTTTTTTGCTATTAGATTTATTTTTTTGTGGTAAATCATACTTGTTTTTATTCTCTTTGGCTATTGCCAATTGATTAGCCGCTATTTCTTTTTGCGCATTAATCTTCTCTCTTTCTACGGCTACTTTCTCTCTTGTCTCCATAGATTTATTTACTTCCTTCTCTCTATTAAAAGACATAGTAGTTTCATACTCTTGACTTTCTCTAATTCTATCAAGGGCATCAATGTAGTCAGACTGTTTATTTTCATTTATATCTTGCATAGATCCATAGCCAGCAGATCTAATCTGAGCCTCAAGAATATCCTTTTGTCTATCTTTCTCGTTTTCTTCTGCCTCAAACTGTCTCTTAAGTTGTTCTTCCTCAGCTTTAGCCTGGAGCATTTGTTCCTGCATTTGCTGTTGCTGCTGCATATCCTGTTGACGGATCATTTCTGATTTCTGTTCCGCCTTTTTGAGAATGTGTGTAACTTCTGCAATAGAATCAGACTTAACAATATTACCAAGATCGTAGATACTAGCACCACTAGTATTATTGCTAAGAGCAAGCTGCTTAAGCTGCTCAAGAATAGCTCTCTGGTTGGCCTTAGTATTAATAAAAATATTAAGATCCCTAAGCATAAGATCTGTTCCATTTATCTCAAAGTTTTTCTTTTCATCTAGTGACGTTATATACTGAAGTCGTGTAGACGGTTTTGTAGAATGATAGTACTGAGCCAGATCTGTTCTCATCTGATGTACTCTAGGCATCAAATAGTCACAGTGTTGAATAAAGTAAGTTTCTGTCTGAGCATAACTAGCATTTACAGACTGCTCCACACCAGTAGCGGTTTGCCTTGTTATTTCCTGGCCCAAACGCTGTGGTGTAATACCGATTACCTCAAATGCCTGCTGCTTAAAGTATTGAGCCAACTGGATCCTAGACATCAGACGCTCTGTCTGGGACATGTCTAGTTTCTGGAAGTGATTAAAGTTTAGGGCATTCTCAGTGTTAGTAATAGACGTATCCAGAGGTAACATCTGGAAGTTCTTCATTGCCACATATGCCTTAGCAAAGTTACCCTTTCCCCAATCTTCTCCTAGTGAGTGTCTTGGTAAAGAATTCTGGTCAAGCATAATCACTGTACCTAACTCATCTACAAGAATATCGGCAATCTGGTTATTTACAATATTATATGCTATCTGGAAAGGCTTCATCAAATCTACGAGTGAAGTAGATCTAGTATTTCTATCAGAAAACACAGAACCCTCTACGGGAAGTTTACAGCCATATAAAGAATTATCTCCTTTAAACTGGAATTTAAGAGGGCTTATATGATTCTGGTTTATACCCAAATAAATAGGTGTAATACCACCTGGATTGTTAGTACCCCAGAAAGTAGGTCTGTTAGGACCAATCTTTACACCACCCCAAACCTGGTTAATCCATATCCAGTCAATGTGCTCACCAAATATAAGAGTATGCTTATTTTTATTTGCTACCAGTGTAGTATTATACTGGGGTTTATCAGTAACCTTATAGTCCTCATCTACAATATCAGTAATTACCTCACCGGATTCTGTAATCTTAGTCAAGTGACCTACTTTTCTTTGTGACTTCCAGTAAACAGTAGTAACACGGAGAAGATTGGACATACCCATATCTAGGTAATCTTCGTTCTCCATCATAATCCAGTTTACAATATCGCCCCCGTAGACAGCACTATCCCACATAGAAGTAAACTGCCTGTATCCAAGTGAAGGCATATTAGTATTCCAGTCATGTGACTTAGTACCATCATAATAAGTACCGTCATTTTGATAACCCTGGATGGGATAACCAGCAGATCTTACAGGATAGATAAGTTCTATAGATGACATCTGTTCTTCAGTCATGAGCCAACCATATTTATCAATAACATCGGCTACAGTCATCATATCATATTTACCAACCCAGTTAGCATCTGATATATATCTTCTATCTGGTGACTTTTGGTAGAATGTCATTACGGGATTCCAGAGTTCTACCTCATAGTCATCTTCCAACATTTTAAAATGCCAGAATTCTCTATCAGTAATAAGTAAATCCCTAAATCCTCTTTCTTCCAGCTCATCCATATAGAATCTTTCAACGTCAACTCTATGTTGATGTTCAGACCATTGTTCAACCATTGAACGGTAATCCTTCTGAAAAAATGCTTCAATTTCAGGAAGTGATTTTATTTTTTCAGGACTAAGCTCTTGTTGAAACTCTTCTGATCCTTCTTCAATGCCCATTTCCATAAGACGAGACAAAACTTTTTGCCTAGCATCTTTTACTAAAACCTCCTCTACCTGAGCTCTCTTTTGCTCTAGCATTTCATTATAGGAGTATTCATCTACTGCAGAATATGTTACACGGGTAGATCTTTTAGAAAACTCAGCCGTAAGAGTATTAATTACATTAGGAATAATAGGATAGAATTTAAGTTCTAATGCAGAAGCATCCTCTTTTGTAAGAGTATCTATCAGATCTGCATATTCATTATCCTCCTCAATTACATAGTCTGTTTTATCAATAATTCCTTTTGCCAGTTTATAATTCTTCATTAAACGTCTGGCATTTCTGCGGACCATTTTAAGACCTTGCCATTCCAGCCAATCTAGACACCAAGCCGCCCAATCTTTATCCTTTTTTGATCTAGGCAAAAACTGAATAGGCTGGTTAAGAGTACCCATTTTATTGTACTCTGTCTTGGCACCAGCCTTAATCTGCATTGCATTATATATCTGCATATTATCTTAAGTTTCTAAATGGTTGTTTTGGAACTCTCATAGCATCAAATGAAGAACCCTTTCCACCTAAATGACGGAATGGGCTCCTAACTAATTTACTGAATTTATTGGAGTTATCCAACTTTTTTGCTCCAGCTGTTTCTTCATATCTCTTTTTATATCCTCTATTAGCCTGCTGAACTTTGGCAAAAGCTACTAATGCCGCAAAGCTAACTAATCTATCCACGTTTACACCATCCCTATAAGCCATCATTTCTTTTAGCAGCATAAGGTCAGGAATTCTTTCAATTCCATATTTAATCCGCATAACTTTTCCATCATTAGATACCTCCTGATCTAACTCTTCTTTTAAGAATTCAATAGCGTAACTAAGCATATGGCTTTTAAACAATGTACCAGTATTTCTCCAGCCATATTCTTGATAAACATTAGCATTAGCGCCTATATCTTTTAGGAAGAGAATCTGGGATCTGGGTACAAGATACTTTTGTTTCTTCCTGTAAATCATATAGTTAATAAACTGGGATATGTTATTTTCTACTATAGCCCAGGCATTATACCATTCAATTATAAGCTCTAGTCTCTCGTGAGTTTTATTAATATCATCAAATCTACCGCACCATGCAGCTACTATTTTATCTGACTCAATGTAAGTTTGTATCTCAGAACCATTATTCTTAGTAACTTCTACTGCAGTTTTATATATGTATATTGAACATAAAGATTCTGATGTAGTTGTTTTACCTTCACCAACAGGGTCAATAGAAGCATAATACATTCCAAATTCAGGATCTTTTTCTGGACGCTCCCACACTACAATAGACCCTGTTTTATCCTCAGTGTTTTTTGTAACAGGAAATTCCATGATGGGTAACTTATTAGTTACCTCAGCTTCTATTTCATTTTTCTCATTTCTGTGAAGATCAATAAACTCATAAGGGTATTCCTTCTCTTCAATTCTTTGTATCTGAGCTGTTACAAGATGGCTAGGAAATACAGACACTGTCCTAAAATCAAATGCCTCTTTTACATTTCTAGGATGCTGAGAAATACGAAGCTGGTATTCCTGGGGATCTAGTTCTTTTTTCCATTTAGCAAATTGCTCATCTAATGCTTCCAGGGCTTCTTTAACCTGAGAATTTCCATACTTATCTACATATGGCGGCATAGACCACTGCTCAGGAATAAATAGTCCCGTGGTACCGATAGTCCCTTTATCGTCAATAAGGTTAGATGGGACTGCGTATATATCATTAGCCTCTGGGTGAAGAATAAGTTTTTTTAGCGGTTCACATTGACTCAGATCACCGACAGATCCTGCTGCTATAAATGTACCCGTGGTAATCATACCAGATCTAAGTGCAGGTCTTAGATATTCGTAGGTCTGATTCATCTTAGGAGCAATACCAGCTTCCTCATGAAAGAAGTATTTAGTAGGACCACCCACACCCGTAGTAGGACTTTTCTCAAAGGACATTGCTTGTATTACACCCTTTAGACCTATCTCAGT